ACCAGAGGAAATGATGCAACTCATAAGATATATTTATGACCAACAAAATCCTCCAATAGAGCTTATTGGAAGAATGAAGAAGATTATGAAAAAGAATGCAGGGAAGACTCGTTGACAAAGAAAAGAAAAAGAAGTCCAAAAGAATGTATCTACTGTAAAGTAAACAAACCTAAAAGAAAGGTAAAATTTAAAAAGTGGAAAATGATAGGTTTAGACAGACCCTATATAAACCTATGGTTCCACGATTCTTGCTTTAAGAAAGTAAAGGGAAACTTACTAGAATTTCTGACTGAAAATGAAAAAACGTGGCGAAAATAGGTATATATAAAATTCAGAACACTAAAAATGACAAATTCTACATTGGCTCCTCTAGTAATGTCTCTAAAAGATGGGCAGGACATAGGTATCAACTAAGAACAGAAACCCACACCAACCCACATCTTCAAAATTCTTGGAATAAGTATGGAGAATCCTGTTTTATATTTAAAATACTCTTACTTTGTCAGGAATTTGAACTTTTATACTATGAGCAACACTATATTGACCTTTTAGTTCCAGAATATAATATTGCAAAATTTGCTGGAAGAGCTTTAGTAGGCTCTACTCATCAACGAAAACTTACAGAAGAGCAGGTAATAGAAATAAGAACTAAGTTTTCTGATGGTGATATAACATACATGGAATTATCTAAAGAGTATAATATATACTGTGGACATATCAGAGATATTATTTTAAATAATCAATGGAAAAGCCTAAAAACCCCAAAGCTAAATAAAAAGAATAGTCTTCTTGCAGCTACAATTTATGAAAGAAAAAGAGAAAAAATAGAAGAAAACAAAATAGAGCTATCCCCTGAAGAAAAGCTATTAGAAAAGGTTTTAGGGCTAAAAACATCAGAAATTGTGGTAGAATCTGTCAAGATTCACTGGAGTATGATACAATATGATTAGGAACATTGAAAAATCTGAAAAAGTAAAAAAAGAAGAAAAACAGATAATTGTAAAAAGCAAGTCAGAATTTAGAAGAATAAAACTACAGGGTGGAAATCCAAGTTTAAAAACAGGTTGTCCAGAGTGTGGAGATACAGAAAACCTAATTGTTAATGGTAGATGTATAACCTGTTACTCCTGTGGGTGGTCTAAATGTTCACTATAGGAGGGGAGTTTGGCAAAGAAAGCGAAATCCAAAGAAAGTTTAAGAAACCTAAATCAGTACAAAGGTCTTTCAGACGAGGAATTTGAAGAGATTTGGGAAGAACGACAATCAAGAATTCTAACAACTTTCAAACCCAAACAGGAATTAGAGGATAGGATACTGGACATGACTGAAAAGTTCAGAGAAGACTATGCTCTAGATGATATGAAATTTAATGATACACAAGTTCTTAGGGCACTTATACGTGCCTTGTTGACGTTAAACGACTATGAAGATGTTCTTTATGACCTTCAAACAGATGGAATTTCTACAGATAATATTAGAATAATTGATAATCTAAATAAATTTATTACAAATTTGCGAAAAGATATTTCAAGTCTACAAGAAGACTTAAGAATCACCAGAAAAAATCGAAAGGAAGAAAAAGAAGACTCTATTGAAGCATATATTAAAGACATACAGGAAAAGGCTAACAGATTTTACAAGAATAAAGTCTTTAGAGCAATTTGTCCAAAGTGTGGAATGATGCTATTCGATGGATGGTTCTTATATCCTGATGAAAATAATAAAGTTATTCTTGAATGCGGAAGAATGGTAGAACAAAAGGATGAAGATGAGGCAGTAAAGTGTACTGGAAGGCTGGAGCTAACTTCTACGGAATTGAAAAAATTACAAGAAGAATATAAAGATAAGTTTCCAGAGGGACTCTAGTATATGGCTGTAGTAGAAAGACTTTCTGAAAAAGAGCAACAACTTATTAGAATCTTTAAAAATCCTGTATTATTTGGGGAATTTTTACATGAAATAGATTCAAACGAAGAGGATTTACGAGAAGAAGTTGCTGAAATAGAACAAAACATGGAGTTTACAATTTACCAGAAAGAAATCTTGGTAGATACTAATCCATATATTTCAATGAGAGCTGCTCGTGCTGTAGGTAAAACATTTGCTATTGTGCATATGATTATTTGGATATTGTTTAATAACTTATATCCTGGAGAGTATATTATTTACTCTGTACCAAACAAAGCACAACTTGACCCTGTTTGGGAAATGTTGAAGATGTTTTTTAGAACAAATAGTCTTCTAAAAAACTTTGTAAACTATAGAAGTGGAATTAATAACTCTGAACATAGAATAGAAACAAAAGCACATGCTACCCTTATGTGTAGAATCGCTGGACAATCTGGAAAAGGGGAAAATGTTATTGGTCTTCACACCCCTTTCTTTATTGTAGATGAATGTTTAGTAGGAACACAAAAGGTAGCAGGTAAAAATACTAATAAGCCTATTTCAGACTTAAAAATTGGAGAAGTTATACTATCTTGGGACGGAAAAAATATTATAGAAGATAGAATTTCTTCTATAAGAAAGATAGAAAGAAAACAAAAAGTATTGGAAATTCAATATAACAACACACATATTAGAGTAGGTGAAAACCATAGAATTTATACAGATAGTGGATATCTCAAAGCAAATGAATTAGTAGTAGGTGATAATATTTATTTGTACGAAAACACTAAACGAAAGTACTGGACAGAGAAAGAATTAAAGTATGTAAAAACACAAATTCAAAAATCTGTTAAAGTAAAAGATATTGCTCAAATCTTAAATAGAAGTACTAAATCTATTTTTAGAAAAATATGCTCTCTTGGACTAAATGTTAGTGATGTTTTTGATGAAGTAGACTTATCAGAGGAAGAGTATCAAATAATCTTAGGTTCTTTTTTAGGGGATGGTTCAGCAGAATTTGACCAAAGTAGAGCGAGATATAGAACAAACCACAGTTTAAAACAAAAAGAATATGTGGATTGGTTAATATCCAAACTAAAAAGATTAGTTAGAACTGACCCAAGAATCAGTAAAAACGGTGGATGGGGAAAACTAAGCTACAGTTTTGGAACATTAGGACACCCACAGATTCTGGAAATGGCTAATGAGTTATATCCTAAGAATAAAAAAACTGTTACTAGAGAATATTTAGATAGATTATCTCCTTTAGGACTAGCAGTGTGGTGGATGGATGATGGTTCAGAAAGTGGTAGTCTTTCAACACACTCTTTCTCTAAAAAAGAAAATGAAATTATTGTAGAATATTTTAAAGAAAAGTGGGATATAGCTTCTAAAGTTTTAAAAGATAAAAGCAAAGAACTCTATTTTATACGAATAAAACATAAGTCCTTAAGTGATTTTAGAAATATAATTAAAGAGTATATTCCAGAGTGTATGCTGTATAAAATTGGAGAGGGAAAGTATAATAACTCGTTTCCAACTATAGATACTGTTAAAAAAGCAGAAGATAACAACACCTTGGAAAAGAGTACTATAACTGGAATTAGGGAAGTAAATACCAGAGCTAAATATCTTTATAATATAACAGTAGAAGGTAATCATAATTTCTTTGTAAATGGTGTACTAACTAAAAACTCTGGATATTACCCTTGGGGTACATGGCTAGAACTACAGGCTACTATCAACTACTGGATGAGTGGAAGTAAACTTATAGTCTCAGGAGTTCCTACAGGAATTCGTGAAGAGAATGTAAACTTTCATGCAGACAAGAATGATGATACCTATAGCAGATACAGAATTAATTCATATCAGAATCCTAGATTTGATGATGAAGCAGAAGCAGATGCTATACGAAGATATGGGGGAGCAGCTACAGAAGAGTTTGCTCACTTTGTTTTAGGGCAACATGGTTCTCCTATTTACGCAGTATTCGACAGAAGGTTGATGGATATTCAGTCTTACCCAGTATACAAGATAGCCATAAATGGAATTACTTTTGGAGAGAACTTTAATGATTATCTTCAAAAAGTACAGCTACTTCCAGCAATGCCTAAAAACCAAGGAGTAATTTTTGGAGTAGACCTTGGGTATACAGAGCCTACAGCAATTTTTATTATGTATTTAGATAAAGATATGAGATTTAGATTCCATTCTAAAATCCGTTTAGTAAAAGTTCCTTATCCAATTCAAAAGAGAGTAATAGATGCACTAGATTCAAAGTATAATCCCTCTCTCATAGGAATGGATGAAGGTCACGCAGGAATGAGTGTAATTCAAGACCTACTAAAAGGAAGGCAGTATGATAAGAAAAATTATTCCGATTATCTAATACCCATCAAATTTAATTCAGCTATTATTCTAGGAGTAGATGAAGATGGAAAAGAGATAAAATCCAGAGCAAAGCCCCTGTCAGTTTCATTATTACAGGAGTATACTAATAAGCATAGGATAACATACTCTTCCACAGATATGGATACAGTAAGTGAATTAGAAAGGATGTCATACACAAAAAATCCAACTACTGGAATAATATCATATAAAACCATGACACCAGCAGGGGGAAATAAAGGAGAAGACCACTTTACAGCATCTCTTTTAAGTGGAGTGCTGGCTTATTACCTAAAAAACGAAAGCTTAGACTTCCGAAGTAGACAGGTTAAACTATTAGGAGCAGGTTGGTTATAATGGCAAGAAAAAGAGATAGTAAAATAACAGTAGAGGCTAACGCTAGACCTCTAAAACAAAAATTAACAGACCCAAAAACAGCTAGTCATATGACCGCTGCTATTTGGGATACGCCTTCCAATAGTCGTAATGTTAGTAATCCTTGGAGGGATGCTCCATACAAAAGAGAAAAGTCAGGTTCTTTGAATGCTAAAGGATATGAGAAAGTAGTGGAAGAGTGTAGATATTTCTATAGAAAAGACCCTATTGCAAGTACTACTATTAATAAACTAGTAGAAATTGGAATTAATGATTTAATAATTGATAAGGGGTCACTATCAGAAAATCAATATAGAATGTTAGATGGACTTAGACCTCAAATTATTGACTTTCTACAGGAAGGAGCACAAGAATTTCTTGTCTCTGGACTGGTAGTTCCATCTATTACTTTTGAATGGAAAAATAAATCTTCTTTAGAAAACATGGGAGTAAAAAAATATTCTAAGGCATGGCTTCCTAAAGATATGTGGTATAGAAATCCTAAACACATAGAGTTAAAAGAATCTTTTGTATCTAGAGAACCTAGATACTATATTAATATTCCACAAGAATATCTAAAATTACTACAAAAATCGCTAACACCCACTGTTCCAGAAGATTCAAAGGACATTTCTGATTTTCTAACTTCATATCCAGGATTTGTAGAACAAATTAAAGCTGGGAGTAAAAAACTTCTTCTAAATGATGAACATCACCTGTTCATTAGAAGAAAACCAATGGTAGATACACCATACCCAACTCCTTACTTGTATCCTGCAATAGAATCATTGCAACACAAAAGAAACATCCGTGCTATGGATTTTGCACTGGCATCAAGAGTAATAGAAGCTATTCAGATATTCAAACTTGGAGATAAGGATTTTCCTTTAACACAAGAAACAGAATATCAGCTAGAAGATTTGAAAACACAAATTAGTTCAAGATATGCGGCATCACCAGCGAGTATAGAAAGAGTATTTCAACTGTTTGGAAACCATACTCTAGATATTGATTGGGTAATTCCTCCTGTTGAAGCTCTTCTAAACTCTGATAAGTACAAAGAAGTAAATAATGATATCATTTATGCTTTAGGATTTCCAAGAGTACTAATCATGGGTGAGGCAGAAAGAAGCGGTTCAGCTGACCACGACTTTGCAACTCTATCTCCTGTAGCAACAATGGAAAACTTTAGACGTAAACTACTTAGAATAGCAAAATACATTTATGATGAAGTAGTTAAGAAAAATGATTTAGGTGATTATGGTGGGGTAAGGTTTGAAAAAATCAATCTTGTTAAGTTCGATGAGCTGTCAGCTGCACTCCTAGAGCTATATGAAAAAGGTAATATTTCTAGAAATTCTATTTCTGATTTCTATGGTTATAACTGGGATGAAGAAGTACATGCTAGAAAACAAGAGAAAGATTTGTTAGAAGAATTAGGCTTAGATGAGTACAATCCACAACCATTTGATAAGCCCGTTACTGATACAGTAAGTAAACCAAATGAAGAGAAACCTACTCAAAAAGAGCCAAAATCACCAGAAAAGGAGTAAAAAATGACAGAATTTATCAAGATTTCGTCAGATATGATACAATATAATATAGATAATAGTGAAAAGGTTAATGAATCCTTTGCCTCTTTATTACTTAATCCCAATGTAACATGGGCTAAGTTCATCCTCACTGACGATGAACCTAATGGGAATAAGATAAGAATTCCGAAAGAGGAGTTTAGTAATATTATCAATTCTGGTATTCACATGCCTATAAAAATGACCCTTGGGAGTATAGAAGGACATGAGGCATCAATGCCAATTGGTGTGATTACCCACCTCAAAGAGGTAGGAAATCGTATTGAAGGGCTTGCAGCTTTGTGGAACAGTGAGAGACCAGAAGATATAGGATTACTAAAAGAAAAGAAAGACAATAATGAAACCCTGAATATTTCTTGGGAAATTGGCTATAAAACTACAGCCGATAGTGAGAAGTATGATGGCGTAATGGACCTTTATCACACAGTCCTAAAGGCAGCAACATTAGTAGAAACACCTGCCTATGAGGGTCGTACAACTATTCTTGCATTAGCAGAAATGGAGAAAATTAATATGGAAGAGAAAGAAGTAAAAATCGAAGAATTGCAAAAATCTTTGAGTGAATTGCAAGAGGAAAAGGAAGAATTACTAGAAAAGCTCGATATTTCAGCAGTATCAGTTAAAGACTTAACATCTGAACTTGCTGAATTAAAAGAGTTTAAGCTTGAAGTTGAAGCAGAAAAGGAACAAAGAGAAAAAATGGCTAGCATTAGAGTCCAGTTTGAAGAAGCTGGAATCACAAAGGAAGATGGATACTTTACGGAGAATTCAGAAACCTTACTTGCTATGGACAAGAAAGCTCTTAGATTCCTAATTGCTGAAGTTTTGGCTTTTGGTAAAGCTGTAGAAAAAGCAACAGAGATGGCTGAACTGAAAGAAAAAGAAGAAAATCTTCCCCCAATCGTGGGAGAAAATGAACAACTAGATGCTAGTAAACTTGCTAATTTCCTTAAATTCGGAAAAGAAACAGAGTAACGGAGGATTATACAAATGAGATTTAGAAAGATTGCTGATAGCATTGGAGCAGTAGCAGTAGAAGACATTGTCGAAGGTCGTATGTGTCTAATTGTTGACCACTCCCAGTCAGTTAACTACGGAAGTAGAGAAGACTTGGTTGGTTGTCAAGTTCCAGCAACCTCAGATGAAGCAAAAGAAGCCCTATATTTAGCGGCTTTTGGTGTTATTCAACAAGAACCCCCAATTTATGTAAGTTATCCTGCTAATCCCAGCAACTTACGACAGGGATTCAGTGCTGCAACAAACCTGCCTTTCAATGCAGACGTATATACAACTGCCCCAAGCATGTTGCAAGGAAGAACAATTCCTTCTGGAGCACTAGTTGCTCTACACGCTGGTGGCACATACACTGTGACTAGTGGAAACTATGTTTACAGTTCAAGCCTAGTACCTGGAGCAAGATGTGAAGTAACTGATACATCTACTGACGGTGCTGGAGAAGGTGGTAAGTTACATTACACAG